CAGCAGTTGAAAAGAAAATATCCTACAAAGGCGGAAGAAGACAGGAAACCACTGTTAAAAGGCATATCCCGCCTAATATGGCTGCACTGGGAATGTATCTGAAAAACAGAATGCCCGATAAGTACAGCGACCACCCTGCAGGTGAAACCGAGATCGAGGACACAAGCGAAATAAACGAGGTGATAAACAATGCGGCAGAAGATACGGACGAAGAAAACAATACCGTATAACTTTTCACGGAAGCATCTTGCATATATCCGCCGCTGCGGTGACTGCGTTATAAACGTGGCGGAGGGAGCGGTCAGAGCGGGAAAGACAGTGGATAATGTCATTGCCTTCTGCCGTGCGCTGGAAAAGTCACGGGATTTCCTGCACCTTGCCACAGCAGCTACATCTGCCACTGCAAAGACCGTTATAGGTGACTGCAACGGATTTGGTGTTGCCTACTATTTCAGAGGGCAATGCCGCTGGGGACAGTACAAGGGCAATGAAGCCCTCATAATCCAAGGAAAAAGCACAGGCTACAAACAGCGTGTGCTTATTTTTGTGGGCGGAGCAAAAAAGAACAGCTATGAAAAATTCCGTGGTATGTCTATAGGAATGTGGATAGCCACGGAGATAAATCTGCACCACGACAACACCATTAAAGAAGCTTTTAACAGACAGCTTGCGGCGCTTGACCGCAAGGTATTCTGGGACCTTAACCCTTCACAGCCGCAGGCATCTATTTACAGGGATTACATTGACCTGTATGCAAGGCAGGCGGCAGAGGGCAAGCTTGCCTTTGGTTACAACTATCAGAAATTCACCATTTTTGACAACATCAACATTTCTGAGGAAAACCGCAGGCAGGTCATTTCCCAGTACTGCCCCGGGACAGTATGGTACAGGCGTGATATCCTGGGCGACCGTGTGGCAGCAGAGGGACTTATCTTTCAGATATTTGCGGACACGCCCGAGAAATTCATTGCCGAAAGCTACCCTAAGTCTATGAGAATGATAAACATAGGCGTTGACTTCGGCGGAAACAAGTCCAAGACCACGTTTGTTGCTACAGCTGTTATCGGCAATTTTCAAAGCGTATGTGTACTGGCGGATTATAAGGTGGAGGGAAGCAAGGGTACTATCAACACGGACATGGTATGCAGGAAGCTGTTGGATTTCTACAGATTTATCCACAGCCTTTTTCCCTCCGTCCCAATCTATGCCATATACTGCGACAGCGCCGAGCAGATGATAATAAACACTATCCGTCCGTTTATGTCTCAGCACGGCGTTAGCGCTGCGGTAAAGGACAGCTACAAGGGAGCGGTCACAGACCGTATATATGCGCTTAATACCCTGATGTCACAAGGACGGTTCTCGGTTTACCGTGACTGCACAAATGTCATAAACAGCCTCAAAGAGCAGGTGTGGGACGATACGAAGGTCGGCGAAGATGTCCGCCTTGACAACGGCACTTGTGATATTGATACAGCCGATGCGCTGGAGTATTCGTTCAGCTCGTTCCTTAAATACCTTAACCTTGACATGAAGGGAGATGATAGCAATAAACGCTGAAATAATAAACTTCCTTAACCGCACATTCGGCTACAGGCTGACGGGTGATTATTACAATGTCATTGCCATGTGGGAAGACTGGTGGAGAGGATTCAATGAGCCGTTTCACCGCATTGTGTTCGACAATGGCAGCAAGCGCAGGAGCCGTGATATGTACACCATGAAAATGGCGAAAAAGGTATGCGAGGACTGGGCTGCTATCCTGATAAATGACAAAACATTTATCAAGACCGATGATGACCGTGCAAGCCGTTTCCTCATGGGCGACACGGGGAACGGCGGCGTTTTCGGCAGCAATAACTTCTGGGAACAGGTCAACAACCTTATGGAGCGCATGATGTGGTCAGGCACTGCGGCAGTGGTAATACGGCTGAAAAATGCGGCTGTGTCCGAGAACGGCAGTATTATCCCGGACAGCAGGACACGGATAGACCTTAACTACATTGACGGTGGAAACATAATCCCGTTGAGCTGCGACAATGGCACGATCACCGAAGCGGCATTCTGCTCTGATGTGTGCATCAAGGGTGTGAATAAAATTTACCTTGAGATACACAGGCTTGAGGACGGTGAGTATGTTATTGAAAACCGTGTGTTTGTGGCTGACAAGAGCGGAGGTGTGCTGAAAGAGGACAAACTTCCCGAAAGCGTTCCGCCTGTTATACACACAAGGTCGGCTATACCGTGGTTCTCTGTTTGCAGACCTGCTATCGTAAACAGCATAAAGGGCAGCAACGGTATGGGCTGTGCCGTATTTGCAAATGCCATTGATAACCTCAAAGGCGTTGATATTGCATACAACAACCTTAACTCCGATATCTGGCTGGGTCAGAAAAAGGTGTTTATGGCAAAATCGCTTATTGAGGAGTACATGGGGCAAAAGATAACTCCCGATGAGGTAAACCAACAGCTGTTCTACTACATAACCTCATCTGCGGAGGACATGGGCGCAAAGCCGCTCATCACAGAACACAACCCTGATCTGAGAGTAAAGGACAATGTGGACTGCATTCAGGCTCAACTTGATTACCTGAGCTTCAAGGTAGGCTTCGGCACAAAGCATTATCAGTTTAATGCGGGCTCTATCGTTACGGCGACCCAATACACGGGCGACAAGCAGGAGCTTATCCAGACTGCCCACAAGCATTTTATCCGTGTGGAGAAATTTCTCCACGACCTCGTTAAATCGCTTCTGTACATCGGCAAGAGCTTCATTGATGAGAAGATAGATGCCGAGGCGGATATTTCCGTGACCTTTGACCAGTCTCCACTCATTGATGAAAATGCGGAGCGGGAGCGTGACCGTGCAGATGTTTCCGACGGTATTATGGCGAAATGGGAATACCGTGCGAAATGGTACGGCGAAAGCGAGGAGGAGGCAAAGGAAAATATCCCGTCCGATGATGACACGGCTGATATGTACCCGAACGGAGCTGATTTTGAATGATATCTCCCGCAAAGCTTGACAAGCTCCCCGCAGAAGTGGTAAACTTAGTGCAGGAGCTGCAGGAAGAGATAATCAGCGACATATGCCGCAGGATATCGAAAGCAAATTTCCTTACACCCACGGCTGAATGGGAATTATACAAAGCAAATCAGCTTAATCTGTCCTACAAAGAGGTCAACCGCAGGATCGCAAAGCAGCTGAAAGTCAGAGAGCGTAAGGTGAAGGAGCTTTACACCGACACGGTGAAGCAGGCGCTGAAAGAGGACGCTGACATTTACCGCATTGCGGCGGCTATGGGCAGGCTTCCGGACAGTACAGGGGCGAAAACAGACAAGTATTTCCGCTCGGCTTCTTTTTCTCAGCTTTTGTCCAAGGGGCTGAAAAGCTCCAAGGGGCAGCTGAGAAACCTCTGTAACAGTATGGCGGCGGAGGCGAACCGACAGCTTTCGGACGCTATGGACCTTGCACATCTGAAGGTTATTTCGGGTGCGTTCTCCTACAACGATGCCATATATTCGGCGGTGAGATCTCTTGCCGACAAGGGCATTGCCCGTGTGGAATACCCAAGCGGCAGGCGGGATAACGCCGATGTATGCGTAAGGCGTGCGGTACTTTCTTCGGTAAACAAGTCCTGCTGTGATATACAGCTTGACCTTGCAAAAGAGATTGGCAGCCGTTATGTTGAGGTTTCTTCTCACTTCGGCGCACGTCCCTCCCACGCCGAATGGCAGGGGCAGATATACAGTCTTGTGCGTGGCGACCCCAAGTATCCGTATTTTTACGATGCTACGGGCTACGGAACTGGAGAGGGACTGGGCGGCTGGAACTGCCGACACAACTTTTTTCCGTACTTTGAGGGCATTGACACGCCCTATCACACGCCCGATTTCACCAAGAACGAGAACGACGAATATTATGCCCTTACGCAAAAGCAGCGTGGCTATGAACGTGCTGTGCGTGATTCCAAGCGACAGCTTGCGGCGCTTGACGGTGCAAGGCAGTCGGCGGAG